ACAAAAATGAAAAAAACAGATATTTTTAACATGGTTGCTAATGATCAAGATGTAACTGTACAAGATGTAAAAAATATTGAAAAAGTTTTTGCTTACCAAGCAGGCGGTGGTGGTAAAGGAAACTTACTCGAAGAAATTGTTCAAAGTGTTAGAGCCGTAGCTAAAAAACCAACGGGACTTCAAAAAATAGCAGAAGATTTTGGAGGAGGTAAACTTACTAAAGAAGCTAGAAAAAAAACAGGTAAGGCAGTTTTAGCTACTGGATCAACTGGTGTTGCAGCTAGTGGAGCAACGGGAGTCGTCGGTTATTTTGCAGGCTTATCAGATGCACAAGAATCTAAAATAAAAGAAAATAAAACTTCTACAGTTAATAATATTACTTCAGGAACAATGGATTCTGCATTTTCAAAGGCTTCTAAAAACCCAACTAAATATGTATTCATAAAAGAAGGACAACCTTATTTTAAATATAAAGGTGAGGATATTCCTTTTGCATTAGCAACTGAAGAAAAGGATATTGTATTAGATATGACACCCCGTAGTAAAAACTCTGAAGGCGGCTCAGCTTTAAGAAATCAAAGAAGCAGCCTATATGAAGATCAGCAGAAAAAAATGAAAGAAGAAATAGAAAGATTGTCTAGGGTTAGATTAGAAGCAGAAAATATTGAACCTACTTCTGAAAATATAGAGTTAATGCGTATTCAAATTCAAGAAGAACAAATGGATGAAGATATGCAAAGAGGATATAGCCGTAGAGGAAAAAGTGCTGGTGGTAAAATCATATCCTTGCTTTTGAAAAAGAACGCAAAAGAACTACCTGAAAAAACTAAAAAAGCAAAAGAGAGCTTATTGTATCAAGCAAAGCAAGATGAAAAAGCAGCTGGCATGTCTAAAGAAGAACTAGATGAGATGTCAGATGAAGATTATTTAGATTTTGTAGAAAGTATGTCACCTTCTTCTGCTACTAGAATGGATGAGCCTTTAGAAGATGTTTATGAAATTATTCAACAAATGGAGCCAGAAGAAGTAGCTAAAAACATGCAACTTTTTAGAAGTGTAGAGGACATTCAAGAATATATTGAAAATTTAAATCCTAATGAAGCTCGTTCTTTTAGAGATAATCTTTCAGAAGAAGATGCAAAAGATTTTAAAGAGTTTTTAAACTTACCAGAATTAGGGCCGCGTGTAATTAAAAACCAAGGAGGTGATCCTTTATTAGTTCCCGTCGAAGGTATGCCTGTGGATACATACCCTAATATACCTGAAGATGAAATAGAAGGCGTTCTGGCCTCACAGAAACCAGACGAAGAGATGGAAGAAGACTACGTTTCTTATGTTATGGAACAAACATTGTCACCAGAAGAAACAGAGTATGTTAACTCTGTACTAGCTACTGATGACCGTTTAAGCGTACTTTTCGATAAACTAATTTTAGCCTCGTCAGAATTTTCTGGTGAGGGTAAAGTAGAAGGGCCGGGTGATGGGACATCTGATGATATTCCAGCCCGTCTTTCTGACGGTGAATTTGTTTTCACCAAAAAGGCCGTTGATCAATTAGGCACAGACAACCTCCAAATTTTAATGGATGATGCTGAAAGAGCTTATGATGGCGGTTTAATGAAAAAGTCTGAAAATGACTTTTCAAAACTAGATGACGATATCCATAAAGTAATGCTTTCGGCTAATCGCTCACCTAGTATACGATAAGGCTACCTAAACTTAGCCCCTTATCAATCAAATAACCTTAAGGCTACCTTGTATAAAACAAGACCCTATTTTTACATAAGCGCAGTATTAATAGCCACCTTGAAGAACAAGCCCCGTAAAGGAGTTAAAACATGACTGAAGCAGAAGCTAACCCGTATAATGCACGTAAAGAATGGCATGAGCCTGATGGCCCAGCTAAAGAAAGTGCAAATTCTATTTTTTATGAACAGCAAGAAGATAAGGCCACCCAAAGTGAAAAAACTGAGGCACCTAAAAAATCTTCTACAAACTATAAAAAAAGGTATGACGATCTAAAAAAACACTATGATCAAAAAGTAGCAGACTTTAAACAAAGAGAACAAGAACTGTTGGCTGAGACTAGAATTAATGAACCTAGTTACCAGCCTCCTAGAAGTCTTGAGGATCTTGAAAAGTTTAAAGAAAAATACCCTGATCTATATGAAACAGTTGAATCAGTGGCACACATGCGAAGCCAAGAACAGGTTGAAGGAATTCAAAAAAAACTTCAAGTAATTGAAGAACGTGAATCCCAAATAGCTAGGCGTGAAGCAGAAACAGCACTGAAACAAAGACACCCTGACTTTGAGGATATCAGAGGAGATGAGTCGTTTCATGAATGGGCCAAAGCCCAACCTGAAGAAATTCAAAGTTGGATATATAATAACCCAGATAATGTAAATTTAGCAAGCCGTGCTATCGATTTTTATAAAATGGAAAAGGGATTAAAAATAAACGGAAGCTCTGTAAAGTCAAGTAAGCAAACCCCCAAACAAAATGCAGCAGACTTTGTTTCTACAAAAACAACAACAGTAGATGCAGGTCAGCCTAAAGTTTGGACTCAACGGGAAATAGCTGCTTTGTCTATAGATCAGTATGATCGCTATGAGCAAGAAATAGATCAGGCCATAGTAGAAGGCAGAGTAGTTCCATAAAAATTTTTTAAGGAATATATATCATGGCTTATAATGTATCAGACGCAAACTTTGATCCGGCAACAGCAACAGATGCCAACTTTGCACCAACAACGGGACAGACTAATCAGTTTTTTCTTCCTGAAGTTTACTCCAAAAAAGTACTTAACTTTTTCCGCAAAGCATCTGTAGTAGAGGCAGTAACGAATACTGACTACGCTGGTGAAATTACTGCATTCGGTGACAGCGTTAGAATCATCAAAGAACCAACGATTACTGTTTATCAGTATGAACGTGGTCAAGATGTAACGCAAACTAAACTAAGTGACCAAGAAGTAACTTTGGTTGTAGATACCGCTAACGCTTTTAAATTTATTGTTGATGACATTGAAACGTCTATGTCTCACGTTAATTTTAAAGAAGTGGCTTCTTCTTCTGCTGCTTACTCTCTTCGAGATGCTTTTGATGAAGGTGTTTTTGGTATAATGCAAGCAGGTCTTTCTGCTTCAACGCCCGATCATGTACTTGGTGCAAATACCACGGCTAGCTTAGCTGCTGGTATTTATGATGGAACAAGTGCTATTGGTTTACATAACACTGATTCTCTTGATGTACTTGCACGTATGGCTCGTCTTCTTGATGACCAAAACGTACCAGAAGAAGGTCGTTGGGTTGTAGCTACTCCTGCATTCTTTGAAGATCTATCTAATAGTGATTCTAAGCTGCTATCAGTAGATTATAATGCTGGTCAAGGCTCTATTCGTAATGGTCTAGTAAGCTCAGGTAAGCTTCGTGGTTTTAGCTTGTACAAGTCTAATAACTTGCCCGCTACGACTAACGCTGATGGCTTTATGCTTGCAGGTCATATGAGCGCAGTTGCTACCGCACAAACAATCACTAGCACTGAGGTCATTCGTGATCCTAGCAGCTTTGGTGATATTTGTCGGGGTCTGCATGTCTACGGTGCTAAAGTACTTCGTCCAGAAGCACTTATTGGTGCTTACTTTAATACTGCTGCTTAGTAGTATTAAAAAGGGGGAGGGTGAAATATCCCTCCTCTATTTTTATAGAGGTTTAAAATATGCCCTTACTATCTACTCCAGAAAAACCAATTAATTTTGTAAATAAAAATAAAACGGTTGTACGGCAAAAAAAAGTAGACCAGCAAAAGTATAATGAAAACTGGGATAAAATCTTTGGGAATAAAGAAAAAAGATGAGTGCTACTTACTTAGACATTACTAATGAGCTTATAAGAGAAATTAATGAAATATCTCTTAGTTCAGGAAACTTTAATAATGCTTTAGGCATACAACAGCATGTTAAAGATTGTGTTAATAGAGCATATCTTGATATCGTTAATGAAGAACCTCAATGGCCTTTTTTATCTGTGGGTGATAGTGGAACAACTGATCCTTTTTATGGCAACGTAAGTATAAATACTGTAGCAGGCACACGTTGGTATGAGCTAAAACCAACAAGTAATAGCCTCACTACAGACTATGGGTACATTGATTGGGATAATTTTTATATTACAACAATAGGTGTGGCTGGAGAAACAGCGCCTTATACTAGTGAAAATTTAAAATTCTTAACCATAGAAGAATGGAAAGATTACTATAGATTAGCTGAGAATACTGATGATGCAGATTCTCAAAACTGGGGTCAACCTAGTAAAGTAATTAAAAGCCCAGACAATCGTAAGTTTGGTTTAAGTGCAATACCTGATAAAGAATATAAAATATGGTTTTATGCTTACGCTTTACCAACAGAACTATCTTTATACTCTGATGAAATAATATTTCCTAATACTTACAAGCCGGTTCTTTTAGCAAGAGCTAGGTATTATCTACATCAGTTTAAAGAAAATAATCAGTCTGCAGCTTTTGCTCAAGAAGATTATAAGCGTGGCTTACGTTTAATGAAAAGTAATTTAATGTCTCCCGCACCTATCTATATGAAAGATGATCGCGTGAGGTTTATATAATGTCACAGCCTTTTGGCATATCGTGCAAGGGTGGTTTAAATACAAATTTAAATCAACTTGAAATGCTTAAGCAGCCCGGATTAGCTACCCAACTTACAAACTTTGAAGTAGATGCTGATGGTGGTTATAGACGCATTAATGGTTTTACTCAGTTTGGTAACACTCGTCCCAACAGTAATAATGATATTCTTGGACTATATGTGTATGGAGATGGTGTAGTTGCTTGCTCAGGGACTGATATACATTTTAGTATTGATGGCTCAACATGGCTACAAATTAATAGAAGTAGCGTAGCTGGTACTGGTGATAACTATACTGCTTTTACAGGTCGTAGTGTTTTAACACGTACAAATCAAGGACAGTGTTCATTCGCACTTTTTGAAGGTGCAACATATAATTATGGTGAATTAATAATTGCGGATGGTGCTAACAAGCTTTATTCATTTCGCATGGAAGGTACTGGCGGATTAACAACACGTACATTTTTTGCTCAAGAATTAACAGTAGAAGGGACTAAAGGCGTTAAGTACATAACAAATCATGACCATCATCTTATTGCAGCGGGTGTAGAAGATAATTTAAATACAGTTTATTATAGTGTTTATAATGACCCTGATAACTTTACAGGTGCTGGTGCTGGCTCAGTAGTTATTTCAGATCAGATTCAAGGCATTCGCGGATTCCGTACTGATTTAATTGTGTTCGCTAAGAATAGTATTCACAAGCTTATAAACATTAACAATTCTTCTGATATACGCATTGACCCTATTACAGAAAACGTAGGGTGCTTATCCGGCTATAGCATTCAAGAAATTGGTGGTGATTTATTATTTCTAAGTCCTGATGGTATTCGTACTATTGCTGGTACAGCACGTATTGGAGACGTTGAGCTAAGTTCAATATCTCGACAAATTCAAAGTGTTATTGGAAATATAGCAAACTCAATTAATACATTTACTATTGATAGTTGTGTGTTACGTTCTAAGTCTCAGTATAGATTATTTTATACGGATAAGACACTTAATTCAGATGTTTCTAAAGGTATTATTGGGACATTTACTGCTAACGGTTTTGAATGGTCTGAGACAGTCGGCATACAAGCTTTAGGACTTACAACAGGTTTTAATAATAATACAGTTGAAAAGGCTTATCATGGTGATAAAGAAGGTTATATTTATACACATGATACTGGTAATTCTTTTAACCTGTTACCCATAAAAGCAGTTTATGAAACACCTCATTTTGATTTTGGTGATGTAGGAACTAGAAAAACTTTAAAATATGTACGCATATCTTTAAGTCCTGAAGGAAGTATAACACCTACTTTGCGTTTAAGGTACGACTATGCAGATAATACAACACCGCAGCCATCTGATTATAATCTTTCAAACATAACATTGCCTGCTATTTTTGGATCTTCTTCTTTTGGCTCTTCTTCTTTTGGCTCGTCTAATGATCCTATGGTCAGGCAAACTGTTGAAGGAAGTGGAAATTCGGTTAACCTAAGAATTTTTAGTAATGATACAAATTCTCCGTATGCTATAAACGGACTATATGTAGACTATATGCCAGCAGGTAGGAGATAACAAATGGCTAATAACTATACAAGACAAAGTACTATTACAGATGGTGATACAATTGCCGCTAGCCTTTTTAATAATGAATATAATGAATTAGTAAGTGCTTTTTCTTATTCTAATTTAATGCTTCTATTACAGGCCATAGACATGATGGTTCTACAGGTCAAGGTGGTAATATTTTTAAAATAGGCGATTTAGATTTTAAAAATAAAATAGAAGTTAATAGCACCGATAACTACTGGGGAATGTTTGTTGAAGTTGGTGGGGTTTCTGTAGAACAGTTAAGAGTTCAAGATGGTGCTATTGTTCCTGTAACAAACAACGATATTGATCTTGGTTCATCTTCTTTTAATTTTAAGAATATAAATTCTGTTGGAACTTTAAATACTGGAAGCATAAATACTACAGGAACAATATCTCCTACAGTTAATAATACTAATGATTTAGGAACAACTTCTTTAAGGTTTAAAGATATTTACACAGCAGGAACAGTCTACGCTAATAACCTAACAGTTACTGGAATACTTACTGCCGCTATTAATCCTACGTCTATAAACGGCGGCACATACTAACTCGGAGAAAATAATGTCAAATCCATTTTCATATCAAAATCAAATTAATACAACTGGCTTAATTAAAGATATGGTGCCAGTAACTTTAAACGATAATGCAGATAATGTAGGAACTGATAACGTGGCTGTAGGTCTTTATAATGAAGGCGCAGGAAATATTACGTTTATTACTAACGAAGGCACAGAAAGAGTTGTAGCAGTTCCAGCTAACTTTTATTTATTATGTTCAATAAAAAGAGTTAAATCTACTGGAACTACTGTTACAGGTACTTTACACGCACTGGTAGTCTAATATGTTTGGAATTGGCAGCAAAATTCAAAGGGTCGCAACTTTTATTAGAAGAGTAGGAAGTTCTCTGTTGGGTTATAAAATTAACTCAAAAACTCCAGACCTCGTTGCTGATTTTAATGGTAGTCTAAATGACGGCACCGAATTTTATAACGCTGGCGGAACGGTAGATACCTTTGCAGAACTGATCACACACAGCCGTGCTGGCAATGCGACAATGACCGATGGTTATGGGCCTGAACTGTGGACTAACCC